AAGAATGGGACTACTCGATTACCTCAAAAACGACGTGTTTCATCCCCTCCCCCGTCGTTTCCTTCCTTCATCGCCCTTTCTCGTGCCCTCTCAGCTATGACCTTGCTCAACCACGCTATGACCTCAACCTTGTCACGCGGTGCCATCTTACCGTCGCTATCCATGTAGATTGAGACAGGTGGGATTCCTTTACCTTCCTCTGTACTCTTATAATCGTGACACTCTTTGCATAACGCTAACAAGTTACTAAGGTTGTACATACTTCCTCCTCTTGTAATGGGTATCATGTGATCAACACAGCCTTTATAATCTCCTGGAGTTATGTCAGTCATGATACCACGAACTAAGCAGCATTCACATAAAGGATTAGCACGACGATAAGACCTTGACATCTTAGCCCATGCGCTATTATAATTACCTTGTTCGCCTGTTGGCTTACGTTGCAGCTTAGCCTTATGTATCTTAGTAGGCGTTGACTTCCTTATGAATGGCATTCTTCCTTTAATTTGTTTTCAATGAGATAGGTAATAACCTTTTCCATTGTTAAAAGTACGCCTTTCTCTTTGTATATCCTCATTCTCATTTCTAAGAGTGCGCAATGAACATCTTCATTCATCATTACATTTTTCTTCCTTACTGTCATGTTTAAATATTTTTTGACAAATATACATTTTAATTTATTAAAAAGTATTTTGTTAAATAAATTTACCTACTTTTGTATTATTGTATAATTGCATTAAAATAAAAAAATATGATAAAGTTAGTAGTAAGCGGAAGAGTAGGCAATGATGCCGAAGTAAAGAATGTAGGCGATAATACTGTATGTTCATTTAGTGTAGCGCATACGGAAAAGGTATATGGCCCAACACCATCGGAGAAAACAATATGGGTAACGTGTAGTATTTGGGGCGAACGTGGCGTAAAGCTGGCGCCACACATTCTAAAGGGTACATTTGTAGTAGTTGAAGGATCGGGAGGGGTGAATGCTTATATAAACAAAAACACTGGAGCAGCCGACGCGGTTATTAGGTGCATGGTAAATTCCTTAGAGTTTGGTGGTAAGCCAACGGCAGCAGGTATTCCTACTTCTAATATAGAAACTAATATAGGTTATAAAAATCCTTTGAACAATCCAGTTGTACAAGAGTTAAAAAATCAATTAAATCTTGAAGAAGAACTACCATTTTAATATGAGAACTGAAGAAAAAAAACGATATAGGCTAAAGATGTCTGATTACCAAAAAGCTAAAATGTTGGAATATCAGAGAAAGAGATATGCTGCTTTAAGTCCTGAAAAGAAGGCTGAAAAGATTGCTTATGTTAAGGCGCGTTATGAAGAAAATAAAGAGAGGTTAAGAGAGTATTCTAAAGAGAGATACCACAGGATTAAAGACAAAAAGAGCTTATCTAGTTGAGTGTTTTAGTGTATTAGTGTTTTGTAGTAAGGGTTAAAATCCTTACTACTTTTTAAAAAAAAACAAAAACCAAAAAATATGAACGATTACAAAAATTATTTCATCGAGCATGAGAAATTAAGAAATAGAATCATTTCTATATGTATGCTATTTCATCAGCACGACCCAGAGTTATATCCGGATATTTGCATTGAGGATATTGTGTTTATTTTTAATAATAAAAATACATTAACGGTAAGTGATATTAACGCTAATTACGAAGATGTTTACTGCTACATTGAAATTCAATGGCTGGATGAAGATAATGAGACAATAATTAGAGATATATTAGAGCAAAAAAAGAAGCGCGAAGATTATCAGTTATTTAGGTCTAATAAAAAGTAAGATGGAGGAAAATAAAAGAGTAGTTTTTTCTACCGATACAAAAGTCTGGATTAATCGAATAATAGAAATATTAGAACTCCACAAAAAATGCTATCCAGAAAAGTATGGCAACATTGATACGAATAAAACTAAGTCGTATGTGAGCAAAGAGAAAATCATTGTAGCTTATCAAGATGATGATTGGGATAATCCTATATGCGAATTTCCTACTAATTGGTTGCAGCACCTTAATGATGATATTATTTTAAATATTGTAAAATCAAAAGTAAAATCATGAACGACTTCCTAAAAACCTCACTTGACAAAACACTCATTTATACCACGCCTGAAAAGTTGTTGGTATGGATTAAATTAAAAAGTTTAATTGGGAATCCAGAGTTTAAAAGTAAAGTAGATAATATTAAGAAATAGGTTATATTTGTATATCCTTTGGACGGAGTGGACGCCATTCAAAGGAATTGGAACAAATCATTGTTCTAACCATTGCCCTGATAGCGTCCACCTGTCAGGGCTTTTTTCATTTTATAAGTTATGGAATTAAGATTAAATTTAGATGCTGAAAAAGGCTTAACGGCTGACCAATTTTATTTACTATGCCAACTAGGAAATTACATGAATCACAAGCGCGAAGCAAGTGTAAGTAATGCCGACTTAAAAAAAGTAACTGGATTTGGTGATTCTAAACTACTTAGGATTAAAAACGAACTAAAGGAAAAGGATTTATTAAGAGTAAATTTTTCTTTTGATGAATGTTACGGAGCGCAAAAATCAAATACTTATTTAATCAATTCAAAAATTATTGAAAAATTATGAACAAAGTCACAAATAAAACAAAGAAGTTTTTTACCCAAATACCTAATGACTTAATAAGAAATTCAAGTATTTCAGATAGAGCAAGATTTTTATATTGCTATATGTCTTCAATGGCTGAAGAGTGGCAATTTTACCAATCAAAAATGGCTAAAGATTTAGGGTATTCTAAAGATACCTTAAGAAAGTATCTTGATGAATTAGTTTCAACAGGATATTTAAAAAGAACCCAAAAAAGAAGCGAATTAGGAAGGTTTGATAGCTTTGATTATGTAATAGATTTTATACCTAATCCAGATTTTACCGTATCGGAAAAAACCCGTAACGGTGAATCTCCGAAGCGGGAAAATCCTGTACTTAAGAATAAAAACTTTAAAGAAGAAAAAATTATAAAGAATAACAAATTTAAAGAATCTTCTAAAAATTCAAATGAATTTTTGCCCGACGAAGAAATAGATGAATTTTCTAATTTTTCAAAAGTTAAAACAGAAAGTAAGGTTAATCCCTTTAGTATAATCTCACAAATAGAAAAAGAAAAAACTTTTGCGGAGCAAAAAGAAAAAGAAAGGAAGCCCAACCCAACATACGAAGCCTTTACAATTTTTTGCGAAACCTTCGAAAGATTATCAGGTGCCAATTATCCGAAAGATAAAAATGGGCATTACCTGATTAATCCAAAAGATGCTGGGGGCATGGTTTACTTAATGAAAAATATTGAAAAGGTTGACAGAACAGATAATAGCATTGAAGCCCTAAAAGTGTTTGTAACCGCTGCATGGAATTTAAACGACAAATGGATAAGGGCAAATTTTACTCCCAATACTTTGTATGGGCAATTTTCAAAGATATTTACAGGGTATCAGACAAGTTCTCCCGAAATGATTGAAAAGAAAAAAAATGATCGGATCGCGGAACTTCTCGCGGAAAAAATGAAACAATACGAAAACCAATAATTATGATACAAGTAAGTTTTAGCGGAGGTCGTTCTTCCGCAATGATGGCAAAAATTATGATTGATAATTATCCTAAGGATGAATTGATATTTACTTTTGCCAATACTGGAAAAGAAATGCCTGAGACATTGGACTTTGTAAACGCGTGCGATTTGGCTTGGAATTTAAATGTAGTTTGGATTGAATTTTGCCCAGAGAATAAATTTAAAATTGTAAATTACGAAACAGCTTCACGAGATGGGAAGCCATTTGAACAGTTAATTGAAAAAAGAAATTATTTGCCTAACAGGGTGACAAGGTTTTGCACTAGCGATTTAAAAATAAAACCAATGTCAAAGTATCTGCAAAGTTTAGGTTTTAAGGAATGGGATACAGCCATAGGAATAAGAAGAGATGAGCCAAACCGATACCATAAAATGAAAAACAAGTTAAAAAAAGATAGATGGGAATATTTATTTCCATTGTGGGATACATACGCAACTAAACAAAGTGTTGCTCATTTTTGGAAACAACAAACCTTTGATTTAAATATTCATAGCGAGCATGGTAACTGTGACTTCTGTTTTCTTAAAGGATTAAAAAAGAAGGTTGCTCAGGCACATTTAATGCCCGAACGCCTACAATGGTGGATTGATATGGAGGCAAAAATAGGAAGTAAATTTCATTCCGATTTTTCGATGACTACCTTAAAACATTTAGCTCTAAACCCACAACTATTTGACGAACCTAATATTGATTGTTTTTGTGGGGATTAATAGAGCAAAAAAATCAAAATTACTTTTAAATTAAAACCAATAAATTATGAACAAATTACCAAAAGAAAAAGCAAAGGAACTATTTGACCTGTACCACAACCTTATTCAAGAAATTGGGGGTGACTTGGGGCATGAAATTCTTGTATCAATATTAGCAAAGAATTGCGCTTTAATTGCAGTAGATGAAATTTTGCGTATAAAGTCAGTTAATAAGGATGATATATTATCAAATTACTGGGAAGAAGTTGAACAAGAAATTAATAATTTATAAAAAACCAAACATGAACAACTTACCAATGATAGCAAATCGAGTGGAAGAGAAAATACAAGATGTGCAGCTTGTTATCCAGAACCGCGAATTAAGAATTTTTAAGACAGGCACAAAGGAAGCTATACCAAAAATTACCCACGTTTTAAATCAATTGTTACCGGTATATGGCATTGAGGTAAAACCCGACCAGTTGATGGAACTCATAGATTTCGTAGCATCGTACAAGTTGATTTCTGTAGATGAGATAAAACTGGCATTTGAGAAATTTGCAAAGGATGAGTTAAATTTAAATGACCATAAATTATATGGGAAAGTAGATCTTTATGCGATAGGCAAAATACTATCCTCATACATTACTTGGAGGCAAAAAATCTATTATGCCATTGATAGCGATATACAGGCAAAGAAAGAAGAAGAGGATAGGATTAAACGACTGGGTAAAGTTGCCGAAGATTACGACAAAGATTTTGATAATAAGCTAAAGAACTTTAATAAAACTTTAGATGAAATACCTATTTTTTGGTATGATGAATGTGTAAAAAGGGGATATATAAATGAATGGAGTGTAGGGGAAAAAGAAGCATTGTGGGCAGAAGCACAGGAAATGGCATTGAAAGAAAAACCTACCTCGGATAATTTGATAGATAGAAAGATCCACATGAGAAAAATAGAAGATGGAAATATGCCTAGGGCCCGGGCACTGGCGTATAAATTAGCCGTCTGGCGCAAGGTATTATTAAGAGATTAATCGTTTGTTTTTTGTCATAATTTGGTTTTTTGGGTGAGGCGTATTTTGTGCCTCACTTTTTTTATTTTTTTTATACAAAATACATACAACTGATATTTTTTATTTGTATCTTTGATTTAATAAAAACCAAAATCATGACACCAGAAGAAAGACAAAAAGCAATATCAGAGGCATTTTACCATATAGCTATATATGCTATGGTAACACACACGCATTCACGCGATGGATTACATAGACTTGAATATATGATGAATATTATAAATCAAATTCCTGTTATTGGAGATACAGATTACAGTAATTTTAATCATAGATATTACAAAGGTATTTTAGAAGATGCCATAAAAATGAATAAAGAGTTTAACGAAAATATTAAAAAACCATGAATGACATTAACGTAATGGTGATAAACTACCTAAATGATGTTTATCACATAAAAGACACCTCCGTCGAAGGTGTAGAGAAGGCAATAGATGATATTTTTAACTTTGAAAATATTTTGCCTCAATACAAATCGCTATTTAATAGCCTAATGGTTGAAGCTATTGATTTTGATTATGTGAGTGAAAGATTAACTTTTATTAAACTTAGAGATAAATTAGAAGCTGAATAAAATGGAAGTAGCGAAAATTGGGATAACTCCCGCACAAATTGAAACTTTAGCGCAAGCAGGCGTAATTCCTGCAGGAACCCCAGCCGCACAGGTTGAGGTATTTGCCGAAAGTTGCCGTCAACATGGATTGTCTCCTTTTAAAAAGGAAATATACTTAGTGGCGTATAACAGCCGCGACGGAATGAAATATCACACTATTGTCGGAATAGATGGTTTACAACAAAAAGCGGCGCGCACTGGAAGGTTTGCAGGGATAGACGAAGAGCAATATAACAGAATGTCCGATGGCACTTATCAAACATCTAGCCAACTAAAAGCCGCAAAAGAAATGCCTATTTCATGTACAGTAACTGTCTGGGCTATCGTTGGAGGAATCCGCTGCCCGTTTACTGCTACGGTTTTGTTTGCCGAGTATTACCCAGCCGTTTCATCCGGTAAAGATAGTTATTCAAAAGCGGCTACGATGCCATTTAATATGATAGCAAAGTGCGCTAGGGCTAAAGCTTTAAAGATTGCATTTAGTGATGAACTTTCAGGGCTACATATTGAGGAAGAAAAAGCCGCTTTTGAAGATGCTACTATTCAGGCAGCGGAAGTTAATCCTGCTATTGAAATTAATATAGAGGATTTAAAGACAAAAATACTATCCTGCAAAAATAGAGATGAATTAATTAATTTATACGCCTCAAATCCTTTGCACAAGAAACACGCTGCTTTATTTACCGAAATGGCCAAAGCTCTTCAAAACAAAACAAATGAATGAAATAACGCATCTTAGTTTTTCGAGATTAAAGGCTTTGTCTCATTCTCCTTTATGCCTTAAAAGGTATATTGAACAAACAAGAACATCCACTAAAGCAATGGATGAAGGTACGCTACTTGATTGCCTTTTGTTTGAAGAAGAATCATTTCATGATAAGTTTTTTATCATGCCAGAAGGCGTAAAGAAGCCAACAATAGCACAAATTAACGCTAAAAAACCATCGCCCGAAACTTTGGAGCAAATAACGCTTTGGGAATCTATCCAAATGAGAATAGGTAAAAGAATTGTTATTACTCAGGATCAATACGACGATAGCGAGTATATCGCTGAATGTGTACGAAATAATAGTACTGTTGTTTTTCAAGGGCTTTTACATCAAGATAGTTTTAATTTTCAAGTAACCACCGATTTCTTTTACAAGGGTTTTAAGCACAAAGGAATTAAAGATGCCGAAGGATTAGACAGAAATGGTAAGCACGTTATTTGGGATTTAAAAAGAATGGGAGCGAGATCAGGCGAACAACTTGTAAGGTCTCAAATCAGACATAATCAATACGACTTACAGGCTGCCATTTACTGCCACATATACGACATTGAAAATATACCAGTTGATTACTTTATAATTGCGGTTGATAATGAAGGATACGTTACTCCTTTTAAAATTTCCCGTGATGCTAGGGAAAAAGCCCGATGGCAATGGCATAGATTAATCGCAGCAGCCCACAGGGTAAATATGGAAGGGATGGATATGGGCCCCGAGTTCTGGGGAGACAGTGAAGGATTTTTTGATTTTTAAAATAAATTAAAATGACAGAGCAACAAGAAAAATTAATATCCATTGAATATCTTTTAGATATTATTGATAATTTATTAGGCAATAATACACTGGCTTATGATTTTTGGATATTTAATGAAATTAGTTTAGCCGCAAGAGAAAAATATGAAAAGGAAATAATGGAAGCCATTGAAAAAGGGGTTAAATATACCGATGGAATAATAAGCGATGAAAGATTCCCATTTTAAAACAAAAGCATAAAATAAATTAAAATGAACGACAAATCATTAGAAAGAGTATTGGATGATATATTAAATGATATGAATTCAGTTTTTATATTATTAACAAAAAAAATAGAAGAACTTGAACAAGATTTGATTGATTTAGAAAAACTCTATGAACAAGTTAAGTCAGATAAAGATGAAGCTTACAAAAAAGGCTACGAAAATGGTTCAAAATACAACGATAAAATATAGCAAAGAAGGATCTCCATTTTAAAAAACTATCATGAAGGAGTATAATAGTAAGATGTTAGAGATTAAGGCTTTTTGTGAAGAAGTTAACGCTTGGATTAGCACAGCCCCATCGGCTGAAATGCTAGATGAATGTGATGAATATTTGAGACAATTATCTGCTTATTACTCTCGATATACGGTTATATCTGGCATGAATGAAAGTATTTATTCATATCTTATGATGAGTTGCATTAGAGATATGCCAGAGGAGGAGTATAAAAGAGTTAAGCACTCCTCCACATTAACCGATTTTTATGTTAAAGGGAAATACCCAAAAGCTACGGCGATCTTCGAACAATGTAGAGCCGTTCAAAAGTTATTATTAGTAACTTCGGATAATTATAGAACTTTGCTTAGTAGCTTTAGGCAGGAAAGAATATTAGTCGGTCACATGACTACATAAAGATATTTGCAGACCTCGGGTTTAGGTGAATGTTATTTTCCCCAGATTAGACATTTCTTTCCACCTATTCGCGTCAGAGGATGAATTGGCAGCACGGAAAGACGGCATTTTAAAACCATATTGTTGACGTCAACAAAATGATAATCATGGCAATAGAAAACATTTATGACAAATATTTTAAAAATTCACAACTAAGCGTTGATGAACTAATGAAAGCTTCTGGAAGGAATCCAGACTATGACGAAAACAAGGCATTTAGGACAAATGAAAATAAGCTTCGCTACGACCTTTGCCCAGCAATAGCACAAAGGGAATATGCGAAGGTTTGGACTGAAGGATTAAAAAAATATCCTGAAAGAAATTGGGAGAAAGGTTTTCCCTTTTCCTTGGTTATCGCCTCCTCTATGCGTCACCTTGAAGCCATGCGACTGGGTGAAATGGTTGATGCAGAAAGTGGGCTTTTGCATTCAGCGCACTTAATGGCTAATGCAGCAATGTTAACCGAGTTTTATTTTACTCATCCAGAACTAAATGATTTACAAAAACCAATAAAATGATTTTAACCGACAAAACAATCATTGACGAAATAACAGCTAAAAACATCGTCATTGAACCTTTAACTCTTGAAAACATTGGTACAAATAGCGTTGATTTAACGTTATCTAAAACTTTGTTAATGTACACAGACCATGTTCTTGACGTCAGGAAAAAGCCGCAAACGGTAGATATGATTATTCCGGAAGAAGGATTAATTTTAAAGCCCGGTATCCTTTACCTTGCCTCAACTGTCGAATATACGGAGACACTTCGACACGTTCCAATAATTCAAGGCAAATCATCATTAGGAAGGCTTGGGTTATTTGTTCACATAACCGCAGGTTTTGGAGACGTAAATTTTAAAGGGCATTGGACTTTAGAACTGGCTTGCATTCAGCCAGTAAAGATATACCCAGGCATGAAGATAGCGCAAATCTGCTACCATGACATTAGTGAAATGCCATACACTGATTATGCTTCTAAAGCGGATGCAAAGTATAAAAATCAGGGAAGTGATCCAGTTGCCTCAAAGAACTATTTAAACAAATAGCCATGACGGAGGAAGAAGAAAAAGCAAGAAAGAAGGCTTACAATGAAATGTATCGAAAAAATTTAAGCCGTTTCCAAAAAGAAAAAAGAAGGCTTAAAATGCAGGAGTACAACAAACGAAGAAATAGCAATTTAACGCCAGAACAACTTAAAGAAAGAAGCGATAAGTATAAAGTTTATTACTATGAAAATAGAGATAAAATTTTATCAAAAAAAATTGAATACCGTCAAAAAAATGCAGATAAAGATAAAGCCTATCAGGCTGAATATAGAAAAAAGCAAAGAGAAAAATATGTAATAAGTGGTATTTATTACGCTGAACATCGTGAAAGGCTATTAGCAAAAAGAGCCGAATATCGGGAAAAATATAAAGATGAAATCAAGGCTTATCAAGCCGAGTATCGTAAAAAACAAAAAGCTAAAAAAGAATCATGTTAACAGAAAATGAAAAACAAAAATTAACTAAAGAAATAGCACTCCTCATTGTAGCCGCTGGAGGTTTATTAACGCTATTTTATGCCATGTACTTTATTATTGACACACTAAAAAAATGGTATTGATGTATTACTTAATAAAATGGAAGTCAGGCAAAATAATCACCAACGCCCCGACGGTTGAAGAGGCGATAGAAAATTTTAAAAAACTAGGTATTGAAGTACCAGACAAAGAAATTACGATAAGTAAGTTTGGTAAGTAATTAGTTGTTAAAAGTGTTGTTTTTGATCCCATATCATTAGGTATGGGATTTTTTTTTAAATAAATACATAAATATTTTTTTATATAATTATTTATACATATTTTTACAAAAGAAACAAAAAAACATTTTTATTACTACTAAATTTTAACAAATGGAAAAGCAAATTTATTCAGTAATGTACTTTGGTAACGCTACAATCTATCAAGATTTATGCGAAGAAGTAGCCGCCTACTCTAAAAGGCACGCTGTTGAAAAAGTTTATGCCAAAAT